TTCTCATACGTACCATCTCCATATGTATAATCTTGATAGTCATCTTTCTTTTCATCAAGTTTTAATCCGCCTTTTTCTTTTTGTGCTGCTAATGTTGTATTTGACCATCTTCGAATTGTTGTTGCACCTATACCTAACAATGATCCCGGGCCAGTTAATCCTGACACCTGTGAAATAGGCTTTCCAATATATTGGTCTTGTCCAGTTAATCCTGAAACTGCATTCGATATAGACTGAAATGCTCCTAGGATACCACCTGGAGATTCAGATGTATTGCCACCAACCAAATCTTTACGTATTAATACTAATCTATTTTTGGTTATAGCTGCATCACCAAATAATCCTCTTTTCTTAAAAACTCCTTCATATGTTGCAAGTTCATTTCTAACAATTGGAGGAAAATGTCTATCTGTTCTTAACCCTAAAGCTCCTCCAATTGCATTTGTAATTGATGAAACAGGGTCATATAATTTAGTCATAAATGTACTTGACTTTGCAGTTCCATCGACGCCTTCTACATTTGGATTAGTTAATTGTAAACCAAACTGTTTAGCTAAAAATGCAATACCAGGTGGTCTTATTAAAAATTTTCCTAATCGTGCAGCATCTGCAGCAGCTCTACTTGCAAAGGTTACTGGTCCACCTCTTGGTAGATCAAGTATACTATCGATCCCTGGACCCCATCGTTGACCTTCATAAGTTTCATCTTTTTGTATACCTCTTAATATGAATGGTGGCTTTGCATACCCATATGGGTCATGTGCATCATCTCGTAATTTGAATGCATCATACATCTCCTCGATTGGAGTATTTGCTGTATACTTAAATGCTAATCCTTTTGACCATTGAGCTGTACCATCTGCCCAATCACCTCCATCAGTTTCAGTTGAATATTTATTATCTTTATTCCAGCCCAAATGTTTAACAAATGGCGATCCTTCACCTAATTGTCCTTGTCTAGTTGCCGTACCATTTGCGTTAAATGTTGCATCATTAATAGCAAATTCATTTTCTGCCGCTCCGCCGCGCGGGAGAAGCGGAGGAATACTAATTATTGCTCCATAATTATCAAAACCACTACCTTTGTTAACAAATGGAATATTAGAAGAATCTGTTTCAAATCTTGTATTTTGTCTATCATCTGAATATGTTTCTATATTATCTGATATATTTCCTAAAAGACTTGTTGTTTCATATTGTGTACCAGAAATACCAATAAATTGACTATCAGGTCTTCCAGTCCCAACTGGCATTATATTTAATGTAAATCCGTCATTATGGTCATTAGTAAAATAATTAGCTGTTCCTAATATTCCAAAAGATTGATTACCTGTATGTAAGAATTGACCATTAGATATACCAACAAACCTTGAAGGATTCAATTGTTGTTCTTTAGTAGTAAATCCTTTTGCATCACGATCTGTAATATTATTTACTGCTGGCGGTGTTGTTCCATACCAACTTAAATCTGATTGTAAATCTATTAATGCCATATATTCTACCCTAACTTATAAAGCTTTTTGCTGATGAAATTTTACTTCCAATATCAGATACTGCACTTTCTCCTATTACTACTGGTGGAGGATTGTTAACACCTTGAAGTATTTGATTTAATGCATCAATAATAGGTTGTAAGTCTGTTGATGAATAATTTGAGCCTCCTCCGCCTCCTCCGCCACCTCCAGGTGTTCCAGCAGTTGGACTCATTTCAACGCCATCATTTTTAGTTCCTTGGAATATAGAACCTTCTCTAGGTGAAGCTACTACAGGACCGCCATTTGGAGCAATACCAACGTCACCCGCCTTTTTTGCACTTCCGCCGGCTTTTGCTATTAATCCAATTAATCCTCCAACTGCTGCAATTGCTAATGGAATACCAAGACCAAATGGTATAGAAGCAAATGCTTTAAATATCATACTAACGGCTGTACCAGCAGCGGAAGCTGCACTTGCAGCCATTCCGGCTAATGATTTACCTTCTAATGCTATAGATATTGTTTTGTATGCATTATATGCTAATTGAGAAGCAGCAATACCAGCTGCTAGGCCGGCCATTACTGCCATTATTTTCTGCATCACAGATAGGTCTTCTCCTCCTCCTGATATTAAATCTATAAAATTATTAAAGTTTTCCATTATTTCTTTTACAATATTTCCTATCAATGTAATCGGCGCAAATGCTACTTTTAATGCAACTCCAAGTATTTTAAATACTGGAGATAATGCTGAAAATATTCCTGCAAATGCTTCTGCTGCTGGTTGTAATGCATTTATAAGAGTGTTTTTCATTGATTCCATAGCTGCTGCTGTTTTGTCAGCTGCATTCTTTTTTGCAATTTCAGCTTGAATTTCTTTAGGAGACATTTTAGCTAATTTTTCAGCTGATATATTTAATCCATTAGCGGCCGCTAATTCATCTTCTGATAATTTACCTCTCATTTTCTGCAATGTTAATGATTTTTGTAAATCTCCAACTTCCATTCCCATAGCATCTGCTAAAGCTTCTTTCTGCTTAACATTCATTGCATTGAATTCTTCAATAGTTCCAGCTTGTTTTAACATCTCTCTTTGTGCGCCTTCTATATCTCCCATTAATGCTAATTCTCTTGCTTTATCAAAATTCAATTGTCGGCCAGTCATGGCTTGTGCTCTAAATTGTTTTTCTAAACTATCTTCAATTGATAATAATCCATCTGCAGTTTTAACCATTTGTTCTAATGTAACGCCCATTTTAGCTGCTTCAACCGCTGCCTTTGCTAACGCTTTACCACTACCACCAAAATATTTAGCAGCATCTTGAGCATTATCTGCAATATCTTGCTGAACGGCTGCAACATTGACTCCAGCCTTTAAGGCCATTGCATTTGCTTCTAATTGTATATCTGCAGCTTCTTGTTGACTAACACCCATCTTAACTAATTCACTTGTAACTTTTCCGGCCGTTTCAGCACTTACTCCAAATGCTTTTGCGGTATCTGCTACATTTGCTGCTACCTCTGTACTTACTAATGCAGATGAACCCATTGCTTGAACTAGTTCTGACTGAACTGCAGTAATATCTTCCATAGTAGCCAATTGATTGCCAAATGATGCTTGTGCCTTTCTTGCTTCTGTATTTAATCTTTTTGCCTCTGTATATGTTATTCCTGCTTCTTTTGATAATTCTTTTGCTGACCCGCTTATCTCTTGAAATACTGAAAATAATGCTTTTGCTGCAATTATTGCGGCGCCTATACCTAAAATCATTCCTATATTAGGTAATCCTCCTAAAACTTGTTTAAATTTACCAAACCCAGCTGATAAATGTTCTGTCATTGAAGCGGATGGATTAGCTGCCATACTATCTGCCATAGCTGATATACCTTCTGTAGTAGCTTTATTTAATTGTTCTTTAAGTTTATCTCCTCCTAAAGCTCTAAATATCATTCCTCCACCTGGAAAACTTTCGAACGCATTTTGTATTGAATCAGCTGCATCATCGGCTGCATTTTGTAAATCCTGCATTACCGGGGCTACTGGAGAATTAGCAATTTTTTGCATTGTATTTGCTAACTGTTCTGCTTCATCAGCTGATTTCATATAAAGATCGTATTGCTCTTGGCTGATCTTTTTTCCATCTAATTGCTCTTTAGCGAGCTGTTTCATTTGGTCGGTAATTTTTTTTGACTCGTCTCCTATTGTTTTAAAATCTTCTATATTACCGGAAATACCTTCATTTAGTTTAGATGTTATATCAATTAACTTTTCGTTTGCAGTATTAAGATCTTCTGAACCTTTGGTTAATTTCTTTTGTTCTGCAGTCGATTCTTTTAATTTGGCTACATATGCAGCTGCATTTTCAACTTGCTTTCGCGAAAGCTGAACAATGTCAGCTTGAATTGATGTAAATTCTGCTAAATCAATCGCACCGGCTTTATAGAGAGCATTTAAGTCTTCTTGTAGTTTTACCGTTGCTTTATTTGGTTGTTTAGCCACTATCTATCCTCTATTGACACTTTGGATGGTTTGGACTACGTTTGCATAAGTTTTTAAGTAACTTATTTAGTCTTCCATGATAATCTTCTAAATCTGCTAAAGCTGTCTGTAATTCTGGATCATCTTTTGCAATTTTATATACTTTTTTGTATTTGCTTTTTACTTTCCTAGACATGAACATTCGGGCAATACTTGATAATATACCTTCGTTAATTTCTTTTATCTGGTTAAGCGAATCTTGTTCGAATTTATTCATATTAAGTCCCTTTTTAATAAATATCGTTCTACCGGTATTTATCTTCTAAATTTAGGGGCCTTGGATCTAGATTTTGATTTTGCTTCTCGTTGAGCCTTTTCTTGAGCCTTATTTTGATCTTTATGAATCTTATTAATTTTTTGTATGAAAAATTTCCTTAAATATACAGGCATATTGTATGCTTCTGTATATGAAAAGTTTTTTCCATAATACATTAAATCGAATATTTGATTTTGAAATATTAATCTATATTTTGACGTCAGGCCAAAAAAAGTCCAACCCGACGCTAAGACGGCTGCGAAAGGTATCTCCGGATTCTCCGTCCGGGACTTGAAGAGTCATATCAATATCAGGTGTAATTGAATCAATATATTTTCTTAAAGCACGTGAATCAATTGCTAGTAACTGACTATCAACAAATTTTCTTATTGTGGCACTATCATCATTGCCATCTACAGCTACAATTGTATGTTTTAATGTTGTAGTTAATTCTGCTGGAGCTTTTTTTAATTTTTTAAGTCCTTTTAATTCTGCATCAATTTTTCTTTGAATACCATGAGTTAAATGTTGTACTTTAACTGTACGTTTACTTACTGGTAATTCAAATGTAAATGCATCTTTTTTATCAAAACTATCCCAATCAATTGGTTTATCTTTTAATTGAGTTAAATCAACTACTGTTTCTATTTTATCACCTTCTTCATTTGTTACTGTAATTTCATAATCTTTTCCATACCCTAATACTCTTGCTGCAATCATGACAGCATTTTTATCTCCTAACAATAGATCATTATAATTTACTGGTGTAACAATAAGTGATCTAAATAATTTATCTAAAACAACTCCTGCTTTAATAAAAGATTGATTTGTTAAAATATCTTCTTCTTTTGCAGTCATATACTTCATTTCAATCTTACCAGTTGATAATGGATGACCTTCAGGATAAAATTTACCTTTTGATGGTAATTCTACTATTTCTGTTGGGTAATCTCTTGCTTCAGATGTTTGTGCAGCTTCTTGTGCATTATATTGTGCTTCTGCAATTTTCTTTAATTGATTATCAGACATCGGCTTTCCGGTCTTTGGATAATCTTCGTTAACTAATTTTGACATATATTATCTCCAATAACTTAATTTTATATAAATATGCTATAAATGTAAAAAATCCCACCATAAGGTAGGATTCTTTAATGCTTTTGAAATATTCAATTAGAATTGTAATACTGCATAATCATATTTTAAAGTCAATTCAATTTGAAGCGGATCTTCTGTTGCCCAATCCATATCTCCAAATGTTGCTGATGATATGAAAGAACCTTTCAATGTCCATTCTTCAACTTTATCACCTACAGGTCCTAAAGTATTAAATGTAATATCTTTTTTGTAAAAGTCACTATATCCATCTCTACCAGTTACTGACTCGTGATGTAATCTAACCCATTCCATAACAGCTTGCGCTCCTGATGGAACTACTGGGTCATATAACGTTACCGTCACATCTTGCCATCTAGACTTACCTTTTAGTTTTCTTTCAACATTAATATGATCTAATATAACTTCACCTTGATCAATTGATGGTCTCGAAGCAGCTTTAACTAAGTATGCTGGTATTCCTTCAATGTACATGATGAACCTATTAGCCATTTTTGGCTCATAAGCCGTATAAAATATTTCGGTTGGGTCAAGTAATTCTGCCATCTTTTATTTCCTCTTTAATATAAATATACACTATCCTAAATTTTATTCAGGAAATGCTGCTCCTGTTGGTAAAATATTGAAATCAATTATGATAAATTCAGCTGCTTTAGCAGGTTGCATAAATATTTGTCCTACCATTTGATTTCTATCAATTACATCAGGTGTATTATTTGTTTCATCCATTACAACTTTAAATGCATACAATCCTTGTCTTTGTTGTACATTTTCAAAATATGGATTAACTATACTTAAGAATCTATTTCTTGTTGCCGCTGTATTATTTTCAAATATTAAGAACTTAGTTGTACTTGCAATAAATTTCTTAGCAGCAATTAATAATCTTCTTACGTTTACTCTATCTAATGCAGATGCCTTTTTCTGTAATGTTTTTTGTCCAAATACTACTACACCACTATTAGGGAAAGTTGCAATTGGATTAACATTACTTTCATATAATGTATCTCTATTAGCATGAGTTAATTTTCTTTCTGTTTGAACTGCAATATCAATTCCACCTCTATTTAGACCGGCTGGCGCAAACCATGGAGCAGCAACTCGATCATTAAAGGCATATACACTTGGTATTACTGTTGATGCTGGAACCCAAACATTTCTTCCTAATTCATTATCTGGAACTTTAATCCATGGCCAATATTCGGCAACATAATTTGAATCTCTTGCTTCTGCTTTTGCAGTTGCTGTTGCAAGAGTGGCACCATGTTCTACTGGATCTATAACAAGGAAACAATCTGAACGAGCTTCTACCATATTAATTGCTTCAGTTAATATTGTAGCATGATTACCTAAATTATCTATCAATCCTGGCAATGTTAATAAATTAATATCATATTCATCTTGATTCTTTAATAATCTAATAGCATCAATATAAGCATTTTTAACATCATCAGATCCTGGATTATATCCTTGCGAATTTGTATTATCAATTTGCTCATAAAATAATCCTGGATGAGAAATTGACCCTGAATTACCACCACTAAATGAACCTGATGATACTACTGGTAAAAATCCTGTTAAATTTGCATCTCTAATTTCTCCATTAGCATCTAAATAATTAATTGTATTTCTATGAACCGATACTCTTACAAATTTAGATCGATTTTGATAATCTCCTGTCAATTGAAGGAATGGATCTGTTGTTCCTGCATCTATGGTTGCTTGTCTTTGATCTCCAATTACTTTTGCAATATAGTTTGAAGAATTAGGATCTAATGTTAAATTATTATATTGTTCTAATATTATCTTTCTATTAGATGTATCATCACCTCTTCTTAAAATAAGATTAAAAGTACCTTTATTAGTATTTTTACTTGTTACTTCCCATCTAATATTATTTTCAGATCCAGATGCTAATGCATTATTTGTTCCTTCTGGTCCTACACTATTCATGTCAAATCCATCTGACAATGTTGTTAATGTAAATATATCAGTTGATGTAGTTGTATTAGTACCACCTGCTGTTGTTATTTGACTAACACCATTTGTAGTTCCAAATGATGTAGGTGTATCTGCAGATGCAGTTGCTAAAATAAATCCATTTCCTCCAGTTCCTAAATTAGAAGCTGATACTCTTAATTCAGCGGCAACTGTATCAGCTGTCACGCCTAATCCTGCAGCATTTATTTCTGTTGCTAAGTTAGCAGCAAAAGCGGTAGTCGAAGCACCTTTTGCAAAAAACTTAATTGATCCATCACCCGAATCACCTGTACCATCTACTGCAGCTACAAATGTTGTTGCAGTACCAGATGGCGATGTCAATCTAAATCTTTGACCTACTACTCCATTTCCAATTGGTAATGGACTACCAGATGCATACGAAAA